TGGCATGAGCAAAACCCGCACATATAAATTGTGGGAAGCAATGCGTAATCGCTGTAATCGCATCAATCAAGACTATTCTTGCCGTGGAATTACTTATGATGAACGTTGGGATGCTTTTGAGAACTTCTTGGAAGACATGGGAGAAGTGCCAGATGGTCTTAGTCTTGACCGCATAGACTTCAATGGCAATTACCATAAGGCTAACTGCCGTTGGGCTACTCGTGAACAGCAAGCAAACAATACACGGGCTAACATTTTTATTGAATGGGATGGTAAACGCCAAACTCGTTCGCAATGGGAAAAGGAATTCGGTATGCGTCCAACAACTTTACGAACACGGATTAAGGCTGGATGGCCTATGGAACGAGCAATGAAACCATTAAAGTGGCTGGCAGAGGGCGACACGGTTTTACCGGCTGATGCACCATGATTGCGCTTTACATCCCCTTAATTGCCCTTGGCAGTTTTTATTTGTTATGGGTGCTGTACTTAGCCGTTATGAACCTAAAGCGCGTAAAAGACGCTGGCTTGCTATCGCCCCTAGCTTTAGCGCTTGGCTATCCGGTGTTTATCCTTGGTTATCTACTTGACATTCTTGTCAATATATTTGTAATGACATTTGTTATGCTGGAAATGCCAAAAGAATTTACCGTAACCGCAAGGCTTAAACGCCACAAAAACCAAAGCACAGGTTGGCGTTTGTCTGTAGCAAAATGGTTTGAACCATTGCTTGACCCCTTCGATCCTAGCGGCGATCATTTTTAGGAAAAACTATGCCACTTGATTCAGATTTGCAAAAGTACTACGAAAATCGGTTTGACTTGTTCTCACGCCAAGGATGGACTGACTTGATGGAAGATGTTGACAACATGCTTATTCCATTAAATAATGTTTCTACTATTCTTGATGAAAAAAGTTTACAATTCCGCAAAGGCGAGATTTCTATCCTTATTTGGCTAAAAACCCTTAAGGGGGTTAGCGAAAGAGCATACGAGGACTTGAATGAAAAGAATTTATGAATTTGTCTGCGATTGTGGACAACGCACTGAGTCACTGACTGATTATGAGACAGCCAGTATTCAGTGTACATGCGGAGGGCTTGCCCACCGTGTTATTAGCGCACCTTCAGTTAACTTGGAAGGGTGGTCGGGCGATTTTCCGTCTTCATGGCTGAAATTTGACCAAAAGCACCGTGAAAAGTTAAGTGCAGAGCGTAAAGCCAACTCATAAGCGTAAGCCGAGTTGAATTATCCTACAACCGTTTTGGCAGGAACACATTATGTTGATTAATAACGAACAAGAGCAGTTAGGTGAACTTGAAATCGAGGAGAAGAAATCTTCTGAACTTCCTGATAAATACAGGGAAAAAACTTTGGAAGAAGTTGTACGCATGCATCAAGAAGCTGAAAAGCTAATTGGTAAGCAAGCCCAAGAAGTGGGTGAAGTACGCAAACTCGCTGACGAGCTAATCAAACAAAACCTCAGTTCTAAACAGCAACAAGTAGAAACAGAACCGGAAGTTGACTTTTTTGAGAATCCTCAAAAGGCAGTTCAAGCAACGATTGATAAACATCCTGATGTTCTCGCAGCCCGACAAGCGGGTCTCGATTTCAAAAAGATGCAGATTCAACAAAAACTTAACGCAGAGCATCCTGACTACGCTCAAGTAGTTAACGATACTGGGTTTCAAGATTGGGTGAAATCTTCACCTATTCGCTTGGGACTTTATGCAAAAGCAGATGGTGAATTTGACTATGATTCGGCTAATGAATTGTTGTCTACTTACAAAGAATTGCGCGGTATCAAAGTTAAGGAATCGGAGAAGGCAAATACTGCCGCCCGAGACAAGACTATGAAAGCAGTGCAAGTTGATGTTGGTGGCTCTGGTGAGAGTTCAAAAAGGGTTTATCGAAGGGCTGACCTTATTCGTCTCAAAATGACTGATCCTTCGCGGTACGAGGCACTTAATGATGAAATTCTTTTGGCCTATAGCGAAGGAAGGGTCCGATAACAAAACGTGTACGATAATTTAACTTTTTTGGAGAATTAACATGGCATATCCTACCCCCGCAGTAACGAATACTACTGGAAACGTATTCATCCCTGAAATTTGGTCTGATGAGATCATTGCTGCTTACAAGAAAAATCTTGTGATGGCAAACCTTGTTATGAAAATGAACTTCAAGGGCAAAAAGGGCGACACCATTCACATCCCAGCGCCTACCCGTGGCTCTGCTTCGCTGAAAGTTGCTGAAACCGCAGTCACTTTGATTGCCGCAACTGAGCCTGAAGTCACAGTGTCGATTAACCGTCACTTTGAGTACTCACGCTTTATTGAGGACATCACTGAAGTGCAAGCTCTGGCCTCTATGCGCCAGTTCTACACTTCTGATGCTGGTTACGCATTGGGCCGCGCTGTTGACACTGACCTGATTCAATTGGGCCGTTCGTCTAACGGTGGTGCTGGTACTAACGCCTACGCTACTGGTGCTTTTGTTGGTGGTGACGGTACAACTGCTTATGTTGCTGCTAGCAACAATGAGTCAGCTTTGACCGACTCTGCCATTCGCCGCACCATTCAGCGTTTGGACGATAACGACACTGCAATGGACAACCGTTTCTTTGTCATCCCACCTTCTAGCCGTAACACGCTGATGGGTCTTGCCCGTTACACCGAGCAGGCTTTTGTGGGTAATGGCAATGCAATCCGCAATGGCGAAATCGGCAACCTGTACGGTATCCCTGTCTTTACCACTACCAATGCCGATACCACCTCTGGTAGCAACGCAGCCCGTGTGTGCTTGATGGGTCATCGTGACTCTATGGTTCTGGTTGAGCAAATGGGCGTTCGCTCACAGGTTCAGTACAAACAGGAACACCTGTCTACACTGTTTACCTCTGACACACTGTACGGTACTGCGCTTTTGCGTAGTGCAGCTACTGTCGGTGCTGCTCGTTCCGCATCGTTGTTTGCACTCGTAGTGCCAGCCTAAACCCAATCCCCCCAGAAATGGGGGGTATTACTTTTAAGGAGTTAAAAAATGGCTGCTGCAACCGCAATCACATCCCGCCGTGGTAATGACCAGTTCCGAGGTCTGTTTACAGATACTTGGGATGTTACTTGTACTCTGAATAGCGCATCTGTAGCTACTACCGCTACAGATACGGATACAGTAACAGTTCCAGGCGTAGCACTAGGTGATATGGTACTTGGTATGGCAGTTGGTGTAAGCGAGGCTGGCTTGGTTCGCCGCGCTTATGTCTCTGCTGCTAACACAGTTACTATCGTTACCTACAACCCAACGGCTTCCGCTGTTGACTTGGCATCTACAACTTTGCAATTGATAATTGCTCGTGCTGTAATCTAAGGACAAGGGGGCTAATAACCCCCTTTTTTGGAGTTTTTATGGCAACTTTTCGCTGCTTGCAATCTGGCAACACTGTAACCTTCACCCTTTTGCATGACATTGAAACAATGCGCGGACATCAAGGTTATGAACGTGTGGATGAAACCGAAAAGGTTGAGCCTGAAGTCAAACCTTTGCCAATGGTTGCACCGGCAAAGAAAATGGGTCGTCCCCCTAAAGAAAAGTAATTTAAGGAGCACATCATGCCAATGGTCGGAACAAAAGAATTTGCCTACACAGCTAAAGGCAAAAAAGAGGCTAAAGAGCAATCAATGAAAACGGGCAAGCCTGTTAAGTCATTGCCTGTTCGCGGTCAACGCACTGCAACAAACAAAGCCAAGCGAGGCAAATAATGTCTACTTTTCAACTTGACCCTAACCAAGTAGCCCTTGGCGTTGCTTCTTTAGGTGTAACGCAAGTCTTTACAGTTACTAACTCCAGTGTTCAGTCTACGGCTTTTGGCGCAAATACCACAATGGTTCGCGTATCTTGTTCATTGGGACATTGCCATTTTGCAATTGGCACTAACCCAACGGCTAGCATTACAACATCACCCATGATGCCCAATAACTTTTCTGAGATTATTCGGGTTACTCCTGGCCAAAAGATTGCCGTTATTAAAGATGCAGCAGTAACTTCTTCAACATTTTCTGTAACGGAATTGATATGAAACAAGGTCTCTATGCGGCGATTAACGCCAAACAAGCCCGTATAAAAGCTGGCTCTGGCGAAAAGATGAACAAGGTTGGTTCTAAGAACGCACCAACTAAACAAGACTTTATTAACTCTGCTAAAACAGCAAAGAAGAAAAAGAAATGAAAACTCCCGCTTATGCCCGAAAAGAAGGACAAAATGCCAAGGGTGGCTTGAACTCTAAGGGCAGGGCGGCGTACAATGCTGAAACTGGTGGCAATCTAAAAGCACCAGTAAAGAGTGGCGACAACCCTAGACGGGCCTCCTTTCTCGCACGGATGGGCAATATGCCTGGCCCAGAGATGAAGGACGGTAAGCCCACTCGCTTGCTGCTAAGTCTTAAGGCATGGGGCGCATCGTCCAAAGAGGATGCTAAATCTAAGGCCAAAGCGATCTCAGCAAGGAACAAAAGCAAATGACTTACCTTCAGCTTATTAATAACGTACTTGTTCGTTTGCGCGAGACTCAGGTTTCGACTAGCAACGAAACTTCGTACTCGTCTTTGATTGGCTTGTTTGTCAACGATGCTAAACGCGAGATTGAAGATGCTTTTGGCTGGAATGTGCTTGGTCAAACCATCACGATTTCTACGGTAGCTAGCACTTACATTTATTCCATGACCGGCGCTGGACAGAAGTTCCAAGTCCAAGACGCCATTAACACCACATCAAATATCCGTCTGCAAAACATTAGTTTTGTGGACATGAACCGCTATCAGAATTTTAACCCTCCGACTACAAACGGTATCCCTTACTACTACTCATTTGATGGGGTTGACGGTAATGGCGATACCAAGGTAGTTGTATTTCCCCGCCCTGATGGGGTCTACAACCTTCCGTTTTCAGTAACCGTACCCCAAGACACATTGACTGCGGACGGCACATCTGTGCTTGTTCCTGACTTCCTTGTTGTACAAAACGCCTACGCCCGTGCGCTGGTGGAGCGCGGTGAAGATGGTGGTTTGAGTTCGTCTGAGGCATATCGGCTTTATCGCGGCATGTTGTCTGATCAAATTGCATTGGAGGGCACTCGCTATCCAGAAAGCCAAGAGTTTGTTGCAACATGAGCCAAACTATCCAAACTGTCAGTATTTCAGCGCCTGGATTCTTTGGCCTAAATACTCAGGATTCGCCTTTAGATTTGGCGGCTGGCTTTGCGCTGGTTGCTACTAATTGCGTAATCGACCAGTTTGGACGCATTGGTTCCCGTAAGGGATGGGCAAGGGTTAACGCATCGTCTGGTGCTTTGGGTGCAAACGCACCTGGGGTTATCCATGAGCTAGTGCAGACTGACGGCACTCTGACAATCCTCTTTGCCGGTAACAACAAACTGTTTAAGCTGGATGGCAGTAATGCTGTAAGCGAATTGACCTATGGGGGTGGGGGTAGTGCTCCTACCATCACGGCTAGCAATTGGGCATGCGCTTCGCTTAACGGCATTACTTATTTCTTTCAAGCCGGACATGATCCACTGATCTTTGACCCTGCTGTGAGTACAACGACTTATAGGCGCGTAAGCGAAAAAACGGGGTACGCCGGTACTGTTCCTTCTGGCAACATCGTAATCAGCGCCTATGGCCGTTTATGGGTGTCTGACACGGCATCTGACAATACCACGGTCTTTTTCTCTGATTTGTTATCCGGTCACATTTGGACGGGTGGCAGTTCGGGTTCATTAAACATCAATCAGGTATGGCCTAACGGTGCGGACAACATTACCGGATTGGCAGCGCACAACAACTTCCTGATTATCTTTGGTCAGCGTCAGATTCTTGTCTATTCTGGTGCAAATACACCATCAACAATAACACTGGCAGACACGGTGGCGGGGATTGGCTGTATTGCAAGAGACTCTATTCAATCCACTGGCAAGGATGTCTTATTTTTGTCTAACTCCGGTGTAAGGTCATTTGCTCGCACTGTAATTGAAAAGTCTGTACCTATTGGCGATTTGTCAAAGAATGTACGTAGTGACTTCATGAACATTGTTTCCGGTGAAACATTGGCAAACATTAAAACCGTTTACTCTGAAACAGAAGCGTTTTATTTGGTAACTTTGCCTACCGTGAGAGAAGTTTATTGTTTTGATACCCGTGGACAACTACAAGACGGTTCGTTCAGAGTTACCACTTGGGACTCAATACAACCATCATGCTTACTGTCAAGGCGTAATGGCGATCTACTGCTAGGCAAAACAGGCTATGTAGCTAAGTACACCGGCGCTCAAGATGACACCTCATCGTATCGGTTGATGTACTTTACCAACCACGCTGATCTGGGCAATGCCAACATTACTTCGCTGCTTAAGCGGTTGAAAGTAATTGTGATTGGCGGCACAAACCAGTTTGTAACGATCAAGTGGGGTTTTGACTTTAGCACTAATTATTTGTCAACAAACGCCAAAATCCCGACTCAAAAGGTTGCCGAGTACGGACTTGCAGAGTATGGCGCTAATGCTACGGTAATTGCTGAATACGCTAACGGGGTTGCTTTACAAGTTTTAAGCGTACCAGCTTCAGGTAGCGGTAAAATAGTCCAAACAGGTTATGAATCAAATATCAACGGTACACCGTTATCGATTCAACGCATTGAAATTCAGTCAAAAGACGGCAAAACGGTATAAAACAAGGGGAATATCTTGAGTAATTATGTACAGAGCACGAATTTCGCTACTAAAGACGCACTTACTTCTGGCGATCCGCTAAAGATTGTCAAAGGTACGGAGATTAACACTGAGTTTGTCAACATTGCTGTAGCCGTTGCAACTAAGGCTGACTTGGCTAGCCCCACTTTTACTGGAACACCCGCTGCGCCAACTGCTTCAGCAGGTAATAACAGCACTCAAATTGCTACCACTGCTTATATAGATGCTGCAATTACAGCGGTTAAAGCTGCACTTTTCCCAGTAGGCTCAATCTACACTAACGCAACAAACGCAACAAACCCTGGCACTTTGCTAGGCTTTGGTACTTGGACAGCCTTTGGTGCTGGCCGAGTCATGGTCGGCTTTGACTCTGGCAACGCTTTATTTGACACTGCCGAAGAAACTGGTGGTAGCGCTAATGCGGTTGTGGTAAGTCACACCCATAGTTTTAGCGCAACAACAGCCGGTAGCGGATCACACAATCACACTGTCAGTGGTACAAATAGTGTAACTGGTGATGGAAATAGTTTTGACAGTTCCTCAGCCACGCAAACAAATTCAGTTACCACATCAACAATTGGTGATCACACTCATGGTATATCAGGTACCACTGACTCTACAGGTTCCAGCGGTACAAACGCTAACTATCAGCCTTACATTACAGTTTATTTGTGGAAACGCACAGCATGATTAAGCACCACTTTAGCGATGGTTTGTATGCCAAAGAAATGCGGTTTAACGCAGGCGAAGCTATCCTAAAGCATACGCACAGCTTTAGCCATTTGTCGATTCTTGCCCAAGGTAAAGTTGCGGTAATGAAGGGTGAACAAATAGAAGTTATTGAAGCACCGGCTTGCATTGAAATTAAAGCTGGATTGACGCATGGAGTTAAAGCAATTACGGATTGCGTTTGGTTTTGTATACACGCCACTGACGAAAAAGACCCGTCAAAAGTGGACAAAATTTTGATTGGAGATTGATATGCCAGCAATGATTGCATCAGCAGGTGCTAGTTTACTTGGTGGATTTTTGCAAGGTAAATCCGCTGAACGCGCAGCTCGTACACAAGCAGACGCACAGCGAGATGCAGCACGAATAGCTGCGGAAGAATCGCGCTTTCGCCCTGTCGGAATTACGACACGCTTTGGTCAATCTAATTTTCAGACTGATGCAAATGGTCGGGTTATCGGTGCTGGTTACCAACTAGACCCCGCCCTTCGTGCTTATCAAGACAGGTTTATGGGGTTGGCTGGTGGCGGTCTTTCTCAAGCAGAACAGGCTCAACAACAGTTTGCACCATTGCAACAAGGCGCTCAAGGTTTGTTTGGCCTTGGCAATCAATACCTAGCTGAGTCACCACAACAAGCTGCACAGCGCTACATGGCAAGTCAACAAGAGTTGCTAGCCCCAAGCCGTGAGCGAGAAATGGCGCAACTGCAAACCCGTTTGTTTAACACTGGTCGAGGTGGTTTGTCTGTAGGTGCTACGGGCGCTCGTCCTAGCGGTGCAGGTGGTCTAGGTGCTGCTAGTCCTGAACTAGAAGCCTATTACAACGCAATAGCCCAACAAGATGCTCAACTAGCTGCTCAAGCTACTCAGGGTGGTATGGATCAGGCTCGGTTTGGCGCTGGTTTGCTAGGCACTGGCGGCAATCTAATGACTCAAGGTTATCAAGGTCAAGCGGCGGCTCTTAGCCCATACGAGGCTTATCTAAATCAAATGAAACAGCTTGAAGCACTTGGTCTGCAGTCTTTGGATATTGGGTCAGGCATAGGCGCAAAAGTAGCTAATCCAAGTGGCGGTCAATATTTGTATGGTGGTGGCATGGGTGCGGCGCAAACAATGGGCGCAGCTAATGCCTACAACCCATTTGCTACTGCCCTGACACAAGCAAGCCAGAATCCGGCCTTCCAGCAAGGTATTGGCAACTTATTTGGCAGACCTAACTACAACTATGGCGCATTTGGCGGCGGTAGCGCTACATTTGGTGAAGGACAGTACTAACATGGCTGAAATCGTTAACACCTTATTTGGCGTAACGCCAGAGTCCTATCGTCAAGCCCAACAGCAACAAGCCGATGCACAGGCTTTGCAATACGCCAAGCTCGACCCTTTCCAACAAGCCAATTACTCTATCGGCCGTGGAGCTAACATGCTTGGCGGTGCTATTGGCGGTGCTTTAGGTGGACAAGACCCTGAGTTGCAAAGGATTACAAGGCGACAGCAAATAGCGGGGCAGATTGACTACAACGACGATGAGTCTGTCAAACGGGCTATTGTTGAGTTATCACAATCTGGTGATAGCCAAGGCGCAATGCAATTGCAACAAATATATCTAAACCAAGCAAAGACTCGCGCAGAAATATCTAAAGCCCAAAGAGAACGCCAAGCGGCTGATCCGTTTGAACAACTTGTTCGCACAGGAAAGTACACGCCAGCAAGTTTAGCTGTATATCGCCAAAGCGGCGACGTTAGCCAGCTAGAGTTGTTGGAAAAAACCAAAGATGATGTTGTTGTTGTTGGCAATGCTTTGGTTTCTAAATCAACGGGACAGCCAATTTATGAAGGCTCAAAGCCTGATAAGTTTTCGGCTTTTGCACAAGAGCTTATTGACGCCGGTTTAACACCTGGCACTGAACCGTTCCAAAACCGAATGCTTGAATACGTCACGGGTAAAACTAAAGGCGCGGCTAAAGGCACTGGCAACGTAATAATTGGCGGTATCACTGTTGATACTGGTGAAGCGGCTAAAAAAGCTGGTGGAATAATTGGTACAAACGTAGCTAACATTGAACAACAATATAATTTGCAAACCGCTTATAAAGACGCTCTAACCATATTGAATCAAGGCATTTATGGTGGCGCGTATGGTCCAGAAAAACAGTTTTTAGCTAAATTTGTTGGCGTGGGTGACCCGAAAAAGGTACAGAATACCGAGGTTTTCTTAGCCAACATTGGCGAGATTGTCATTCCTAGGCTAGTGCAGTTTGGCGGTAACGACTCTAACGAAGAACTTAAGTACTTGCAAAAAGTGGTTGCTGGCGATCAGCGTCTTGAGCCAGAGGCTATAAAACGCATTCTTATCAGCGCAGAAAAGAAAGTGCAAAACAACATTAAGCGCTTGAGTCTGCAAACCCAAGCGGCTGAAGGCGGGACTAAGTTGCCAATTGCCCCTATTACACCTCCGGCTCAAACGCCAACAAAACGATGGAACCCTCAAACGCGCAAACTTGAAACAGTAACTGGAGAGTAATATGCCTACTTATGTTCAAGTTGGAAAAGATGTAGTTGAGTTTCCTGATGGAATGTCTGATGCTCAAATAGAGCAAGCTATTGCCGGAAGCGCCCCACAAGCTACACCTCCGTCTTCAGGTTTTATGATGGGGCTAAAAGACCCTATAACCGGCGGCGCACAATTGTTGCCCCGTGCGTTAGCTGGCGTAACAAGTTTGGGCGGTATAGCTCCTAACCCCGTTAGCCAGTTCTTTACTGAAGAAGCCAAGCGAGTTGACGAAATGGCGCGGATGGAAGAACAAGCCTATCAAGCACAGCGCCAAGCGCAAGGCGGGTCAGGCTTTGATCCGGCGCGTTTAGCTGGCAATATCTTGAATCCGGCTAGCATTGTTCCGGCTACGCGAGTTGGGCAATTGGCTCGCGCTAGAGGTGCAAATACGGTAGGCCAAGCCGCAGCAGCGGGTGCTGTTGGCGGTGCAATGCAACCTGTAGTTGGTGAAGGCGACTTTGGTGGGCAAAAAACAGAACAAGTTGTTTTGGGTGGTGTTACTGGGCCTATCGGGCAGAAGGTTGTTGCCGGTGCTGGGCGCGTACTAAACCCGTTGGTTTCCAAAGCAGAAAAGACAATGCGTGACCTTGGCATTACGCCAACAACAGGCCAAACATTAGGCGGTCAGTTTAAAACGCTTGAAGAATTTGCACAAAACTTGCCTTTAATTGGCTCAAGCATTGAAAACGCTCGCCAGCGTGTACTGTTTGATTTCAATAAAGGTGTTATCAATAAGGCATTGGGCAAAATACATGACAAGTTACCCGCCAATGTCATTGGACGAGATGCAATTTCTTACGCATCCGATCAGGTAAGCGCTCAGTATGACGATGTGCTGTCAAAAATGTCTTTTGATTTAGACTTTAAAACGACTAGCGACATTCTTGGTTCTTTGAGCAAAGCTAAATCATTAGATGCTAACCAAAGACAAAAAGTTACTGAAACTTTAAACGACATTGTGTTTGGAAAGTTTGCCGGTCAAAAGATTGATGGCCCAACATACAAAGGCATTGAGTCTGATTTACGCAAAAAAGCGGGTAACTATGTAAACAGTGCAACTGCTTCGGAAAGAGAAATTGGCGATGCCCTGACAGATGTTTTGGGTGTTCTTAAAAAAGAGCTGTATTCTCAAAATCCCAAACAGACGTCCAAACTGAGGCGCGTTGATAGCGCATACGGCGACTTGGCAGTGATTAACGTAGCTGCTGCAAACTCTGGCGCAAGTAGCGGCGTGTTTACGCCAAAACAATATTCAACTGCCGTGCGTCAGCAAGACAAAACTCGGCGTAAAACATTGTTTGCCCAAGGCAGCGCTAGGGGTCAAGATGTATCCGATGCGGCTGTTGAAGTGTTGGGTGATCCAACAAACGCAACGACTTTAGGCCGTGTTGCAGCTTCGGTTGGTGGTGGTTTTGGACTGTTCTCACAGCCTCAAGTTGCCATTCCTGCAATGGTTGCAGTACCAGGCGCATACAGTCCTGGTGGGCAAGCAATTATCGACGCCTTATTGCGTTCGCGGCCTGAATTGGCTAAACAATTTGGCGGGATGCTGTCACAGCAATCCGCACCGATAGGAGCTGTTGTTGCCCCTAGCGTTGTAGGCCAGTACAACCGATCTGAACGCACTCGCTAAATTTTAAGGCATGACCATGAACGAAACCATTATTGTCAAAACAGCTACCGTTGCTCAATACGGTGGTTCTAGTGCTGCGGTTTATTTTGGCTTGACTGCTAACGAAATAGCTGCTTTTGGAGGCTTGGCAATTGCCTTTATCGGTTATCTGACAAGCGTTTACTACAAGCACCAACACCTAAAACTAGCCAAGAAAAAGCTAGAAAATGGCGATGAATAGAACCTCCGTTGCATCGTTAGTTCTATCAGCTTCGGCTTTGGTGGGGCTTGCTTTGCACGAAGGTTTTCGTTCTAATGCTTACGATGATGGCGTAGGAGTTCAAACTATAGGTTTTGGCAGTACGGCAGGGGTAAAGGCTGGCGATAAGATTACTGTAGAGCGTGGCTTAATTCTGCTAGCCAAGGATGTTGCAGACCATGAAAAAGGGCTACGGGCTTGTTTGGGTAACACCAAGCTGCACCAGTACGAATGGGACGCGCTGACATCGTGGGCATTCAATGTAGGTGTGGGTAATGCTTGCCGGTCAACCCTTGTTGTTAAAGCCAAGGCGGGCGATTACACTGGAATGTGCCTCGAACTACTCAAGTGGAATAAAGCGGGCGGTAAAGTATTGGCCGGTCTAACCAAGCGGCGAGAAGCCGAGAAAAGGATGTGCGATGGCTTGGCTTAACCCTGCTCGATGGCTTGCTCTGCTAGCATTTTTTGCAAGCTTGTATGCTTGGCACTACTTTGACAAAAAAGCAGCCATAGATAAAGCCGTGACGGATGTATATACAGCGGCTACACAAGCCGCACTTGTACAAAGCGAAGCAGCGCGCAAAAAAGAAAAAGCACTGAACTTAACCGTAAACAAAATAAGGTCTGAATATGCCAACCAAAAAGCTATTAATGACGATCTTGTTCGCAATAATGCTAACAGGTTGCTCGACTACCAAGCCGCCCTTGCCAGTGCAGCCAGTAGAAATTCCCCCGCCCCCAGCGGAGATCATGGCCCCTTTGCCCAAATTGCCGATGAATGTGGACGCGCTCTTGTCACATTGGATGCGTATGCTAGACGATTGGCAGAGAAAGCAGAAGCTCTGCAACGATACGCCTCAAGCCTGCATTTGAAGGAATAAACCAATGGTGGCACGGACGAAAAACTTACCAACTCCAGCCGATGCAAAACTATTTGATGACTTTGTAAAAAAGTGGCAAGCCAAGTTATCGCTTGGTGATTGGCGTATTGAGCGTGGTACTAAGCCAGCAAAAAGCGCAATGGCTAGCGTTGAGTTTACCCCCTCAGCCCGACTCTGCACTTATCGACTAGGTGACTTTGGCGCAGAACAGATTACCCCTAAATCATTAGAGGCTACGGTCATACATGAGTTACTTCATGTGCTTTTGTTTGACCTGATTAACACAGCCTCTGATAAGTCTACCGATGAAGAACTTGAAGCCGCCGAACACCGAGTAATCAATGTACTTGAGCAACTTTTAAGAGGTGACTAATGATCGATGCTCAACTTGCCTCTTATGCCACAGTTCGCCAGCTTGAGTACTTAGAGGCTATTGAAAAGTACGGCAATAATACTCAAGCAGCTAAAGCATTAGGTGTCAATCGCCGTGCAGTAGATAGGTCAATAAGGTCTTTGCGGATGTATGCCGCCAAGATGGGTTACGCACCCTCACACGGCATGACTAAAACCGTGCCGCCTGGATTCACCGTGCGTGGTGTTAGCAGCTACTACGATGTGGATGGCAAGCTAAAAGGCCAGTGGGTAAAGGCGGGGGCAGACGATGAACAGCGCGAAGCGGCTATGCGAGCCGCCGCCGAAGCCATGTCTGACGAACTACCAAGGCTCGACCCAGTTACCCCGCCTAACGTGTCAATAGCTCAACTCGCTACCCTGTATACACTTACGGATAGCCATGTTGGTATGTTGGCTTGGCGTAAAGAAGGTGGTGCTGATTGGGATTTAAAAATTGCAGAATCCACTTTAGTTGGATGCTTTGCTCAAATGGTTCAGTCTTCACCTAATGCAAAGATTGGGTTTGTCAACCAACTTGGTGATTTTTTGCATTATGACTCTGCTACCGCGCCGGTAACACCACAAAGCGGCCATGTGCTTGACGCTGACGGACGATTTAGCCAAATGGTAACAGTAGCCGTTAGGGTTCTTCGCCGTGTTGTTGACTTAGCACTTGCCAAGCATGAAAAGGTTGTTGTTCTTATGGCAGAGGGAAACCACGACATCGCTTCATCTGTCTGGCTCAGAGTGATGTTTCGCGCCCTTTATGAGAACGAGCCAAGGGTAGAAGTGGTTGACTCTGAACTACCTTATTACGCCTATCAGCACGGCAAAACCTTGTTAGCCTTTCACCACGGCCACATGAAAAAGAACGACCAATTGCCGATTCTGTTTGCTAGCCAATTCCCCAAACTTTGGGGCGATACGGTCAAGCGCTACTGTCACACCGGCCACCGCCACCACACCGAAGAAAAAGAGCATAGCGGCATTACCGTTATTCAACATCCAACATTGGCAGCGCGGGACGCGTACGCCGCTAGGGGTGGCTGGATTTCAGAACGATCAGTTACGGCCATTACTTACCATGCGGAATACGGTCAAGTCAGCAGAACAACTGTTACGCCAGAAATGCTGCAATGAACATGTGCCAAAAATTGGTAGCATCAAGCTAAAAATAAGTATGTTATGAGTGGCTGGCTAATCATTATTGTCACTGTAATCTACGCTGGCATTGCCGTAGAACAGCTATTTAAGGGAAACATCCCGATGGGCGTTGTTTACGCTGGTTATGCTTTTGCCAACATCGGGTTGTATCTGGCAGTTTAGCTGCCGATAAGCAGCTAATGCATCTTTAAGATCGCGCTGTAGCTCCTGTATCCTCTCGTTCTGCTGGATCATCTTTTCGTTCGCTTGGTGGGCGAATTCTGCTAGATTTTCCTGCGACCATGTTTTGAAGTTTGACATGTTCTTCCGTTGTAAATTTATGTCCATTTCCGCACTCTCTGCGGCGTAGTGTAAACCCTTCTTTATTCCGAGTGTCGTTAACGGTTGTCCAGACATTACATACGGGGCATTTCATGGTTCGGGTCTCTCCCCGACTGTCAAGTCATTGCCGCCGACTTTGGACGCACTTACCGCACCGTGAGGAAATCCGTAAAAAGCCTCGGGTGCGATTGCAATTATTTCCTCTCTTGTCTTAGTCCATAGACCATTGTGAAACACCACTTCAGTGCATTGCTCTTTCAGTACTTTTTCTGCTACCCCTATGAACTTGGGTAAGGCATCAAAAGATTGCACATGGTTAACAAATTCCCATTTACCCGTTGTGTCAACAGCCCTAGCTACATAGTTAGGCCAACTTGCAGAAAACCATTCTTTAGGCAACTTGTTATAAAAAACTTTCAAGGGAATCCACTCCTTATGTTTGTAAATTCATCTCTTGTCTTGGTTAATGATCCACAGGGAAACACCACTTCAGAGATTTTTTCTTTGTGATAATACTCAGCGTCCAGAATGTGGAAACTTTCATATTCTGTAGGCTCTCTTAATAGTCTAAGATACTCTTTTTTGTCTTTAGTTTCTACAGAGCGAGCAATATAAGGCGCTCCCCATTTTTCTTCAGAAACCTTCTCAATTATTATTCTCATGCTTAATACCCCCGCATTTCCCTAACTTGATCCATGATTTTGTTCCATTCCTCTTTATCCATGTCAAGAATATCTAGCCAGGAAAGATGCGCGTCATAGCGTTTGAAATCCTCGCCGCCTAGCCACCGATTTTCTTCCAATAGCTTTAGCTTTTTGTCCCGCGGCATTCCTTTAGTTGCCTTGTCAAAATCTACCATGTAGTCAATGATGTGTACGATATGGGTGATGTGATAGCCAGCCCCCTGAGCCATGTCAGCCATTGCATTGCGTTCTTCTATTGTGTTGCTCATTTTTGTACGCAACGATATCGTTGCTCTAGGTTTAATTGTTTTGCAGCTTCTTCACACTTTATTGCGCTCTGGCTGCACTGGCAGGGGCGGTGTGCATGTGTGAATTGTGGTCAGGTCAGCAGTGCGCTTGCCGCACCTTGGGCAGAAGTTGCGTTCCTCTGGCTGTGCCAACCCTTTTAAGCAATGATTTTCTGTTGAGCACTTGCAATCGGGATAATTACATTGCACTGGCTGCACTGGCAGGGGTGCAGCAAACAATTCCATGCCCTCGGGAAACTCGTTCACCTGTGCTGTTGGATTCCAGCCAATGTGACCTTCAAGGTCGTGGCAGACTTTGGCTATTGGCTCCTGCACTGGCTGTGCTTCTGTTTCTTTAGTCATTTAATCTCCAATCGTGTGTTAGTTACTAGCCTTGCTCCGATAACATCTTCACCAGCTTGAAATGCTAGCTTGATCTTGACTTTATTAGGCACAGCTACAGGTGGTTTAGGTTCGGGCAAAGTCCAAAACTCCGTAGCCAAAGAAAGCGGGTCAATCACTTCTACGGATGGTGGGTTTTTCTTGATGCTCAGCTTAAAAAGTGGGCAGTTAATCTTTTCAATCCCCGCACGTTCCATTTCTCTTTTGACGTAATCGCGCATAGCCTGTGCTGTTTTGTCACGGCTAGCCTTTAAAGCCGTTAAACGGGCTATCTCAGCGTCAATTGCATCGTGGTGAGCCAATGCCCCCCGCGCGATAAATTCGCAGCCCTGAGCCTTTATAGCCAGTTCATCTTTAATTCCACTAGCTTCTATCGTGTCTTCAATGGTTTGAAGATCAAAGTCACCTTCGGCTAGCTTCTCAGCTAGGGCTAGGTACTGGTTGGTTAGCTGAAAGAGGGCACTCATGCTTTATCCTTTGGTGCATCAGGTAACGGCATCCAATGAGTAGGCTTTCCCCATGTGCAATAGTAATCGCCCCCCGTTGCAACCCAATCAAATCCTTCGTAATCGCTCCCGTCACTAAAATATCCAATTTCCATGCTTGGGCAATCATGCACCCCATGAATTTCTCCAGCCCACAAACCAAACAAAAGCACGTTTGTTCCATCCTTCGGCGCTGTTTCAATTGGTTGCCATTGTGCTTGCTGCTCGCTCATTTGCTATCTCCTTGTTCAAAAAGTAAAGGGTGGCGGTGCTGCTACTACATCAGCAGCTTTGCGTGTTGTATTAAAGAAAGCCACGCATTGCTCTTTACCGCCGTTAAAGGTTAACTCAGTAGTCGTACCGAGCCATTCTGCGAGCCTTACTAGTCGCAGTATCGCATGCAAAGGCGCTAGAAATGAATGGGATATCTGAGTCCGGCATATCATCAAACCCGCTAGAAGGCGCTGGCTTTGATGTTAGCGCTGAGGTTCGGGCTGGCGCTCCGCTTGCGTTCTTGGGCGAGACTGACAGGCTAAAGAACTTGCCTGTTCCGTCCTTGCGCTCTTTGACCCAACCCGATAGCCAGTATTCCACGCCAGCGACATTGATCTGGCCTTTAAAGTCGGGGTGGCTATCTTTTTCCTTGCGGTCATTGCGGGATAGGAGGCCGGTGTTTGTGCGGTCGTAGGTCATGCTGCTGATTTCTGTAAGTTAATGAATTCTTCGCGCCGTTTGTTTGCAGCGCTACGGATGTCTTCATGATGCTCGCGGCCAAGCATTGACAAAGCACTGTCAAAGTTTGCCTTGAGAATCTTTTGGTCTGCACTGTTAGCGATACCGCGCAGAATAGCCGCCAAATCTGGCCGTGCTGCGTTACCGTCATCATCGTCCTGGTAAAGCCCAGTGGCAGCAGCAAGCGAGTACCTACGCAAATAGGTCAAAGCACTGCCGTAGCCCTGAGGGTCGTTCTTTGGTAGCGGGCAAGTGGCCGTAGACTCAATCCATTCGCCGGACTCATGGATAAGACGGGTTGTAAGGGAAATTGACCCATGTTCACTAGGAGACGGCATCTGCATGAACACAATGCCAGCCTCATTTAGCGCGGGTTTACAAGCGTCAATCACAGAAGACAAATCGGCATAGGTTGACTTAAAGTGAGGGTTTTTAGAGTCCTTCACAGCAAAGGTCATTTCGCGCTGCGCCTTAAGCAAAGCTGGCGTAATTTTGTTGATGGTTTCGCTTGTTTTCATTTCGATTGTCCTTCCGGTTCAGGATTTTGTTTAGGTGGGTAGGGCAAGTCAAATGCCTTGCACAGTTCCCTCATGCACAGATAAGCAGTGGGCGATTCTTGTCCCATTGCGTACAGGTCTTGTTCAGTCATTATTTGCCTCCAAAAATAAACATACCAATACAAATTGCAGCTATCAATTCCGCACCGATTACAACGAAAAGCAATTCCTTGATGTTCTCGCTTTCCTGTGCTACTGGTGCTGGCTGGCTGGCTTTAATCCTGGCTACAAGTGCAGCATCAGCCTTGCGAGCAGGGCAGTCTTGACCTTGAGTGCATTGGCCGGAATCTGAACAGCAGTTCATAGCACCACCATCAAAACAAAGACAACCACAAAAGCAACACCAGAGCCGATCAGGACAATGCGGTCATGTTTGTGCAAGGGTTCGGGCTTGGTGTACAACCCCCCCCCTTCGTATGGGCCAAAAGCGTCAACCAGTGTGCGCGGGTATTTGCGGTCTGTGTTCATTCGATCACCTCCGCTGATACTAACCAGCCATGCTCTCCACAAATGGTAAGTTTAAGATTGTGCCCACAATCAATGCTTTTTCGTTCACTCAAATGAGCAATGCCACAATTTGTTATGCGCGTATACAAAACAACATCCGGCTTTGGCTGTGGCTTGATGCGGTATTCGCTATCAATTGACCAAGCAGGGCTGGGGGCGGCTTGCCATACATCAGTACAATCAATGTCAAAGTACTCAATCTCAGCCCCATCTGCCCAAGCCTTTATTAAGGCTGCGTGTTTATGCGGTTTCATGCTTTTTCCCCTTTGCGAATAGTCAAACCAGCTAACATTTCCCCGATAGCTTGGAAATGCGGATTAATCGGTAGTTTGGTTTCCCCTGTTAACTCAATGTCAACCCTGCGCTTGATCGTATTGGTTCGTGCGGCAGCCAGTACAGCGCCGACTTTTATTGTGTCGCCAGCAGCAAGCGCGGCCAGTAAGACTGTGCTGTTTTCATAGACTGCATCAGCCAAATCGTCCTCGTCATACGCTTCGGCGTGGCGCTCTGTTGCTCTAGCCCATTGCGCCTCTGACACTGGCGTACCCCAAAATTGCTCAAGTTCTTTATCTGTTGCTTCGCTCATTTCATTTCTCCTTCTGCTTTGGCAAGTGCTGCGATGTCATCAAGCGCCTGCTCTAAAAACTCGGGTGTCAAATCTCCCAAAACGTCATCGGTGACTGGTGTTTCATAAGTCAAGTGCCATTTGTCGCCAGTGAACTTAACAACACCAAGCTCCAAACCGTAAGACGATGAAGACTGGATAACGGATGCGCCGTAACCATTTGGAAAGCGGTAGACTTTTTGATAGCCGTCTAAAAAAATTGGGTGTGGCCGATCAATGATTGGCGTATGTTTACTCATTTGCTTTCTCTCCTGTAGTAGTAAATAGAGCGACGATTCGCTCTCCCTAACGCACCCATCAGCTACGGTGAACATCACCTAGACCCGCCTGTTGCATCCTGTCTGCTTCACCCTCGTATCGCCAGGGTTTGGTCTTTCCGCTTTCTTGTGCGTTGGATAGGACTTTATCACAACCGTGAAGCCTAGCAAGCACTTTCTTGGCTTTTTTTATTTATTTTTACTAGGGATTTCCCTAACACAAACGCTCACAAGTGTGATAGAGTGCGGCAATGGACATTTTGGAAATTGCAATAAAAGCTGCTGGCGGTACGGGGCGATTGGCCTACATGCTAGACCTAAAACAGAACGTAGTCTCGAACTGGCGACAGCGCGGAGTGCCGAAAGGCTGGCAGCGGGTGCTTGAAATGAAGTTCAAGAAACAGATTGCGGAAGCGCAAAAATTAAGTTAGACTGAGAGCATCCCTTGGCGGGGAATTGCAATAAGACTTAGATGGAACTCTGCTGGTATTGCCCAGTCCGCCAACAGCCTAAAAAGCTGAGAGTT